TATTATGCAGCCGGATGAAGCCTACAAACACTTAGACCTCGGCGATATGTCCGGGGTGGCTAAGATGATGAGGGCCGATGAGGATCAGGCATACAGAGAGCACGACAAGATTATCCAGGGTCAGCCCGTTAATATGGTATCCTACCAACAGGCTTTGCAGCAAGCAGAGGCAGGACAGTTGGCAGATCCTAATACAGGCCAGCCTATCCAAGATCCGAATCAGATGCAGCAGGCGTTAATGAACGCTGGGTTACAGCCGCATCCATTCGAGAACTTTGTGCAGCATATGGATAGCCACGCTCTCTTTATGAAGTCTCCGGATTTTGAATCCCTGCCATTACAAATTCAAGAAGCTTTCCAAACCCATTACTTGCAGACCCTGCAATACTACCTGCAACTGCCGAAGCCAGTCCAATACGAGGCTGTTCGGCCTACATTGCAGATTAAGTCCACTGTTGGGCCTACTGGTGCCGCTGATATCCTTAAGCGTGCCGGTGTTTATGAGATCACACCTCAGGTTATGTCCGAGCCTCCGCTCGATACCTGGGTTACAGATGATCTCACGAAGCCCCAGGCACAGTCCTCAGGCAATACAGCCGCCAACCCGCAGGGGGAAATGCAGGCTGCTCAGACTGCTAATAACATTGAGCAGGATAAGCAGGCGCATACTCAAAAGCTTGAAATGCAAGCCCAAGAGCATAGCGTAAATATGCATAAGACAATGGCTATGGCAGATATTTCTGCCCAATTACAAGCCCACAAAGTTCGTCAGGCAGCGGCTCAGGCTGATTTAGCCGAGCGCACAGCGAAGGAGAAGCAGGTTAATCCTCCGAAGCAGCCTAAGAAGAAGGGCAAGTAATGGCAAATAGGCGTTATACTGACGCAGATAAAGCCGCGGTGTTCGCAGAACTCACGGTTAATGAAGGTAATATTAAGCGAACGGCACGTAATCTTAATATGCCCGTCAGTACGATTCGCTACTTCAAACAGCAATGGGAACGGGAGGGTGTCCCGAAAGACGTTATTGACGCCCTTCCTGCGCAAGTAACGGACTTCGTTAGTCACGCAGAACGTGTACGCGATAAGCTCCTAGTTGCTTTAGAAGCAGCGGTTGACCGCGGGGAGATTAAACCTCGCGAAATCGGTTTTGCATTGTCTATGCTGACCGATAAAATCCGTGCCTACAGAGGGTTGGACGCCAAAAAGGTTGAACATACCCTCGCCTTACCTGATGCCGCTGAAATGCGAGAACTTTTCGCCGGTGTTATTCAGGAAGTTGTTGGGGCAGCTGAGAACCGTAATGCGGAACTGGCTGCTGATATTGATGACGGTGAATGGGAATCGGCAATGAAAGCACTCCCGACCCCGGAATCTAAAACGGAGGTTCTCTCCTAGTGGCAATTGAAAATTTTGACCAGGCCGTAGAAGCACTCACAAACGCTGCCAATGGTGTCGAGTCGGTCGATACCACACCGACGCAGCCCGAAGTGAACCAGCCTAACGAACCAGGTACCCAGGCGATTGAGGCTCCTACTACTCCGGTAGTTGAGAAGCCGCAGATCGACCTCAATTCGCTTGATCCCCAGGTGCGCTCCTATGTGGAGGCACGTGAACGGGAAATGCAGGCGGATTACACGCGCAAAACCCAAGAGGTTGCAGCGCAGCGTAGAGAGGCTGAGCAGGCATTAGAGTTCATCAACGCTCTTAATACTGATCCGTCTTTCGCGTTACAGGTTCATGAGACATTATCGCAAGCACTCCAACAGCAGGGCTACTCCGTGGAGCAGGCCAATGCCGTTGCGAACCAGCAGATGCAGAGTAATGCTGATGAACTTTTTGTTGATCCTTATATGGAAAAGATCCAGGAGCTTGAAAACTGGAAAACAGCACAGGAGCAGCGGATTAGAGAGGCGGAGGCGGCGACTCAAATTGAGTCCCACATCGCAGTCATTCGCTCCGAGAATCCCGATTACAAAGATGAGGATATTAAGGACATTCTCACTATGGCATTCGCTTATGGCGGGGATCTTAGACAGGCGGCAGACGCCTATAAGACCGTTACCCAACGTATTGTTGAAGGCTATATCGGGCAGAAGGAATCCGTCCCTGCATCGCTGAACCAGCCTAGTTCCACGGGTCACGCTGAGATTCCGCCGGAAGGATTTAAGTCGCTCAACGATCCTCGGTTAGAGGAAGCTGCGCGGCGTATGCTTTCTGAGGCGGGCCAGTTCTAATAAGGTCGCCTAAAAATTCGACCAAACAAGATAGGTAGGATGCAATGGCTGGTGCTACTGCTACCCTCACCACTCTTGCGAACATTCTTAAGGAGCTTTACCTCCCGCCGGTCGTAGACCAGCTTAATAACGAGGTACTGATCTTACAGCGGCTTGAGCCGCGTTCGCAGGAACTGGTGGGTAATGAAGCCGTCGTGCCTCTGCATACCTCGCGGTCGGGTGGTATCGGTTCTCGCGCTGAGAATGCGGCACTTCCTGGCTCAGGTAATCAGGTGTTCGCGAAGGCTGTGTATGATCTTAAGTACCACTACGGCTCCATCTCGGTCACGGGTGTTGCGATGGCAAAGACCGCCAATACGGCGGGTGCTTTCCTCAAGGCGCTCCAGGCTGAGCTTGATGGTATCCGTCGTGACCTTACGCTTGACGTTGGCCGCCAGGCTTATGGTAACGGGGATGCTAAAGTTGCCACCTGTGGTACTACGACCGCTTCGACGACGGTTGTTCTCGGTTCCGCCGAGGCAATTCGCAAGGGTTCGCTTTATATCGGTATGGTTGTTGACATTGGTACGGCGGCTTCGCCTACGTCCATTGCCAACGCGGTTACTATCACCGCTATTAACGTTTCGACTCCTTCGATCACGATTTCGGGTTCCACGGTTACGACCTCGAACGCCAACTTTGTGTTCCGCAGCGGTAACGCAGTTGACGCCACCCACATCAACGAAATGAATGGTCTTGGTAACCTCGTGTCCCAGGCGGCTAACTCCGTCGGTGGCATTGATGCTTCGCAGGCCGCCAACTCCTATTGGGATAACCTTCGCACTAACCAGGCTGGTGCGCTCTCGCTTGATTCTCTCTTGCAGGCGTACAACCAGGTGCAGATTGCTGGTGGTAACACTAGCGCAATGATTTGCACCCCTGGTATGCAGCGTGCTTACTTCAAGCTGCTCCAAGCTCAGGTTCGCTATGTCGAGCCGCTCACCATCAAAGGTGGGTTCCAGGTGTTGGAGTTCATGGGTAAGCCGTTTATCGCGGACAGGCTAGCTCCCTTCGGTTCCGTGTTCTTCCTTGATGAAGAGTTTATCAAGGTGTTCTCGACCGGAGATTGGCACTTCCTTGATGAGGATGGTAACACTCTCAAGTGGGTTATTGGTTTCGACGCGTGGCAGGCGGTGCTTGCTCGTTACATGAACCTGGGTATTTCCCGGCGTAACGTGCAGTTCCTTCTGTACGGTCTGACTGACGATCCCAACGGCTTCTAATTAGTCGTTAGCCTAGGGGGAGGCTTTATATCCCCCACAAATTTTAAAGGAGCGTAATGCCTTACATCAATCAGCAAACCAATATTTGGGTGCCGGATTCTTTTCAGGATAGACAAGCTGCCTCTGTTGATACCGTTGTGCGCGATTACGACCAAAACCTCGGATTCGGTAAAAACGAACAGACGGGGCAATGGTGCATCTTCCTGCGCCACGGATCAAATGAATTGACGGCTGAGGCAGACCTCCCAATTATGGGATTCAACTCAATCCCACATCCCGAAGATGCCCTGCGACGGCTGCATCAGGCCGATGCGCTACGCACAGGACGGGAGATTCTCGATCAAATCGAGAGAGCGAACAAAGATATTTTGGACAAGAAAGATGAAGCAGCAGCGCAAGCCTCGGAGGAAACCGCCGAAGCATTTGATTGGGGTTTCCGTCAGATGGGCAAAGCGCCTTATGCAAAAGTATTTATTAACAGGGAGGACTAATGATTTATCCCGGAACCTCCCCAATGGTAGGTGTGAATGATCCGAACTCCCTGGAACAGCGGAAACAGCAGCTTTTAAAGCAACTTGCCGGTGGACAAGGTATCAGTAACAATCTCTCCTTTGGTGGCGTAGCTGGCGATGCCCCTGCTCGTGGGCCGTCTTTAAGCTTCAACCCTTTTATGACCGCTATTCAGCATATTCTCGGTAATACCAATGCAGGCCAAGCCAACAATGTCAATGTCTCTGGACACCCGTTCTTTGGAGGCCAAGGGGTAAATATCCCTGGCAACGGCGCTCAATCAGCGGCCGTAACTACGGGGCAGTTGGCTGGTTCTGCCGGTATCGGCGGGGTTGCTGGGATTCCCGCAGCGGCTCCTGGACAGCCTACAATGCAGCCGGGTATTCAACCCGGGATTCAAACGGGTGGTGTAACTGGTATTCCTAATAATCAGGTAGCGCCTTACGGTTTGATGCAGTTGTTTGGTAATGGTATGCAGCCGCCTTTACAGCCGACACAACCGATTTTGAATCTGCCCGGCATGGGTAAAGTCTTTAGCGGGTTCTAATGAACGTTAGCGATATGATGTCGGAACTTACCGACGCAGGCTATGGCGACGTTAGTACCACCCGTCAGGTATCTTATCTAAACGATACCTTGTGGGATATTACGTTTAGAGAGAAGTGGCCTTTCAGGGAGAAAACTCTGTCTCTTCAATTCGATGGTGTTAGTCCTACCCCGACTAACTGGCCTGCTGATTTCAGTCAGGCGGTTTGGGTGTTCGATACCTCATTAGGGGATGCAATCTGGCCGGAGAGAATTGAGACTATTAGAGATAGGTATGCCTCCAATATGGTCGCTACCGGCGTCAATAACCTGGTTTTCTCCTACTACTTCATTAACAAAACTGCTTTGTTCTATCCTATCCCTACCGCGGATGTTAGCGGGCGGTATCAAATGGATTATATTGCTAAGCAGACAGAGCTTACCTCAGCTTCATTGGAGGCAGATATTCTGCTTCCTAAAGAGTTCCATAGGGCTGTTGTGGCCGGAACCCTATATCGACTGGCGATGCTGTTCGATGACGTTGATGTCGCACCCATGTATCAAGCTGAGTACGAAAACAAGATCAATCAGATGCGCGAAGAGTTGCTCCGCAGGCAGTATCAGCGCCCGGATCAAATCTTTGTTACAGACGAATCCGACGAATGGGACAATACACCGTTCTTACCCTAAGGAGGTTAAGTGGCTAGGAAACAAGCTAATACTAGCTATATTCCGCTTCCAACCTCCGGCGGGGGTGCATCAACCCAAACCTTTGAAGGTATCCCGCAAGGGATGAATGTCGCGTTGCCGCCGCAGGAGATTGATGATACGGGGGCGCGTTACCTCCAAGACATTCTACTCGATAAGCCGGGCATCCTCCGTCGGCGTGGACCATTAACTAATCCCGAAGGGTTTCCTAGTACCGCATTTCCGGGAAGCGGTTTGGTATTCACCTTAGATCCTCAGGGAAACAACAGGCTCGCTGTTCTCAATGGAGACGCTACACATGGACAGGTTTCGTTTCTTAATGCTTTGTTTTCTGCGGTCAATGCCAATTATACATGGAATGGTTTCCTACCGTCAGCGCCGCCAAATAATCCCTATCCCCTTGTTGACGCAAAATCGGCTCTCACCGATGGTGTATGGATTGGAACCTCTACACGCTATGACGCAAATAACCCAACCCAATCCCTCGCGCTCTGGCGTGGAGGAATTTATAGCGATTATACAACAGGAACTGTCACGTTTACGCGTGGATCTGCCGCGGTCACCGGGGCAGGTACAGCGTGGACGACGAATGCCTCCCCTGGCATGTTTCTTTTTGCCTCGACAGATGATGGTAACACGTTAACCTATATTGGTGTGGTACTGTCAATTAACTCCGACACATCTATTACCTTAGGTGCTGTAGCTCCATATCCTGCCACCGCTAAAGCTTACAAGCTGACTTCTCTGCGCGGGTTTTATCCTCGCATCGTCACGGGCAGGGTTACCACTACAACGTCATCTGCGGTCGTTACAGGCGCTAATACCAAGTTCACCACTCAGATTGTTGGTGGTGGGGTATATAACCTTTACAGGGCAGCGGATCTAGCTTGGGTGGGTAAAGTAACCTCAGTTACTAACAATACCTCTTTAACTCTGACCTCCAATGCCGCTCTAGCATTGAACAATGAGGATTATATCTTGCTGCGCGCTGACGGTGATTGGACTGTCACCACCTTGTCCTCCAACCAAAAGATGGGTTTTCTTAATGCAGTTTACGCCGAGAGAAATTGGTTCGCCAATAATGGGCAGAACTACAACCTCACAAACAGAGTCTACTTCTCCGAGACTACAGATCCCGAGGATGTTGATACATCTGCTTTCGACGGCAATTACATTAATGTTGCCTCTACCAACGGAGTTAACGCACCTATTACAGGATTATGTCCGGCATACAACGCCCTACTGGTCTTTAAAGAGAATGAAACATTCGGTATCTATGGTAATACCACGGACACCTTTAATGTCCAGAAGCTGGAAGATGACGGTGCTCTTAGCGCAGGGTCTATTCAAGCGTATGGCGGTGGTGTGTTATGGGCAGGGAGAACAGGAATTTTCTTTTACGATGGCGTTCAAACGACGAATATTGTCGCAGGAACCCTAGGAAACTGGTACAAAGACCTGGTT